TGGAGCGTGGAGATGTTGCGCTCGGTGCGGGGGTCGAGGGCGGCTGCGGAGCTAATGGCTGGGGTGGGCTGGGGGGCCGTCGGGGACGACGGCGCTCCTATGGCGGGCGCGGGCGGCTTGGGGGCGGGGGGCTGAGGGGCCGTCGGGGACGACGGCGTTCCTAATAATCGGCTGAGCCAGCGCAGGATCATTTGCCTTTGCGAAACACGTTTATTGCGCCGACGACGGCGAGCGTGGCGCTGATGATCGCCTCTTGATGCGACGGACTTAGCTGGAGACCAAAGGCGGCGGCCAAAAAGATTGCGCCGCGGAGGGTTGAGGACTCGGAGAGTCTGGCGAGTGCGTAGTCGAGGATTTTCATTTGTCTTTTAGGGTTTTGGACTCGATCAGTTTTCTGAATGCGTAGTCGGTTTCGTGGGTGCTCTGGAGGGGGTTGGTTTTTGGATAGTATTGGACGGCGATTGAGACCTTGAGGTCGCCGAGGGCGCCGCGGGATTCGCCGAAGGGCGGGATGGGGATGGTGACGCAGCCGGGGAGGAGCGTGAGGGCGAGGAGGGCGGCGAGGGGTTTCATTTTTTAAGGTCGCGCCAGACTTTGAGGAGGGCGAGGAGGGCGGCGAGGAGGCCGACTCCGGCGCTGGCGACTCGGAGGCCGCTTTCGAGGGCGGGGAGGGTGCTGACGACCGCGCCGCCTACCCCGGCGGCTGCGCCGAGGAGGCCGGTGAGGGCGGTTTTGAAGGTGGCGAGGTGCTGGTCCATTAGCTGAGGGCGGCGGCGAGTTGGCTGCCGGTGGTGGCGACGGTGCTGCACTGGGCGAGGCGGTCGGTGTTGAGGGCGGAGACTTTGGCGAGTTCGGCGGTCAATTCCGTGCGGACGGCGGTGGCGACGGTGGACGCGCTTGGGGCAGTGACACCGGCGATGGCGGCTTCGAGGAGGCTTTGGTCGGCGGGGTCGCTGGGGAGGGCGTCGGTTTTGGCCTTAACGGCGGCGATGTCTGAGTTGGCCGGGGCGGTGTAGCTGGCGGAGGCGAGGCGGCTGGAGACGGTGGCGTCGAGGCGGTTGAGTTCGGTGGATAGCTCGGTGCGGACCTGGCTGGCGATGGTGCTGGCGCTGGGGACGCTGGGGGCGTTGGTGAGGGTGTCTACCGTGCCGCCCGTGATGGTGCGGGTGGCGTGCGACCAGATGTCGGCTGGCGTGACGCTGGCGGGGGCGTTGGTGAGGTTGGTGACGGTGGCGAGCGTGCCGGATGGGGCGAGGCGGGAACTTATGGCGGCGTCGATGCGCCCGGTAATAGTGTTTGTAAGGCCAACATCGGCAAGGGCTGTGTCCGCTTCTGCGTTGACTTGCGCGGCGGTGAGGGTGCTGGGGGCGACTTCGGCTGTGCCGTCCCACACGATGCTGCCGCTGCCGACATTGGCTCCGGCGGCGCGGAAGGCGATTTGGTATGTTCCTGAGCTGCCTCCCATGTTGCCAGAGTAGAATCCTGTGCTGCCGGTTTCCGGGCAGGAGATGGCAGAGCCTACAGCGGCTCCGTTTTGGTAGGGTTGCGCGGTGACGGTGAGGCCGGTGGTGGCGAGGGCGATATTCAGTTCGTTTGGCATGGTCGTGTTTGGTTAGGAGTTTGCGGGAATCCACTGGCGCTCGACGCGATCTGCGAACCAGACGAGGCTTGGTTCCCAGTCGCCGGTATCGGGGTGCTCGATTTTGACAAGCGGGACAATTTGCGGATCGACCCAATCCTCCGGGCATGGATAGGGTCGGATGGTGTCGATGCGTGGCTCGTCGTTTTCGTCCAGCACGATGCTGGCGAGTTCTTGGCGTCCGTCTGGATAGATTAGTCCGTATGTTCTCATTTTTAGTTTTTGGTTAAGTTCCGAATTGAATTTCGACAGCATCGACCGAGGCCACCCATCGCCAGATTGTGGAGGCTGTGCCGGTGACGCTGACTTTTAGATATTCGCCATTTGCGTCATCGCCTGCGGAGAGCGCGATGGATGTTCCTGCGGCGTTGTCGGTGCCGATAGTGACGGGTGCGTAAACCTCCGTGCAGGTTCCAGAGACATTCTTGAGAGCATACTGCCGCATGTAGTGCGCCACTGCTGCTCCTGTGCTGGAGATGCCTGTGATGTTAATGGTGAGGCCGAGGACTTTGCCGGATGGGATTGTAAGGCGGGTTGCGGAGCCGTCCAAGAAAAGCTCGACTGCGGCGTTCGTGGTCGTCTTGTTGCGAAGCACGAAGCGACCGCGTTGGGCATCGCCTCGATCCGCAAATTGTCCTACAGCGTGAGCTTGCATACCTGTTCTGTTAGCAAGTGCGGCGCTTCCACCTAAAATTGCTGACCAAGTTCCTGAAGCAGTGTTCCCTGCACCTATGTCCCCACCGCCCAAACCTCCTCCGCAAACAACAGAGGCGTTTCCTGACGCGTTATTTAAAGCACCACATACTGCGGTTGAATAATCCGCAGAAGCCGAGTTAGAACGCCCGCCGCCAATGAAACTTCCATAACTACTTGCCGTATTTGAGCCGCCTCCGCAAATCGCGGAGGGGTATATGTTGGAAAAACCGCCAGATGCTGTGTTTTGATAACCGCCAGAGACTACATTGTTTGTGTTGGATGCAGTGTTTCTTTCTCCTCCGCCTACAAAACTTCTTGTGCCGCTTGCAACTTGAGTTGCCACGCTTCTGGTGGTCTGCAAATCGACCGCATTTGTCCCCCTTGCATTTCCGCCAGTATTCGTTCCATCCGGTTTTAGGCCAACAATAAAGGCCCCTGTGCCTTTTGGCGTAAGGACGAGCGCAGAGTTGGTTTCGGTGGTATTTTGCGAAATAGCCACATTGGCTTGAATGGCGATGACCGTTCCAGCGGTGATGTTGGTCGTGAAATTGATGGCTGCGCCGCCGCTGGTGGTCGAGAGTTGGAAGGTGTTGCCAGATGGGTTGCGGACGAAATAGACGGTGTTTGCGGACAACCCCGCGCCACCGGTGATGGCGCTAAAAATGACGGTCTGGTTTGCCGTGTAGATATGACCGGTCGCAGTGATGACATCCGTGGCGGCATCGCCTGTCACGGAGTATGGCACGACGGCATCGTCCACGATGAGGCCGGAGGATTGGAGGATTGTGCCGACCGTGCCGTCTGCTCGGAGGATGGCGTTGTCAACTGAGCCTGCGGTGAGCGGGCGAGGGAGTGCGTTTGCGATCATGGTTTAGGAGTAGGAAAGGGTCTCTTTGGATGACCAGGCGCCGGTGGCGCTGGATTCGCTGGTGACATTGCCGGAGGCGGAGGTGACGATTTTGTAAATGGTCCAGGCTGTGGAGGCTTCGGCGGGGCCGGTGGCGGGGAAGTCGGCCCAGGCGAGGCGACCGATGTAGAGGGTGGTGCCGTCGGTGGCGTGGAGGAAGAGGTAGTCGGAGGGGTCGCGGGGGCGGGCGAGGCGGAAAACTTCGTTGTTGTGGTCTTTGCTGTAGAGGCGCCGGTCGGCCAAATTCAAGGCGAGTTCGCCGGTGGCGACTTGGTTCGCGGTGGGGATGCGGCCGGAGACGGTGGTGCGTTTGACCTTGAGGACCATGGAGAAGTTTTAAGTTTTAAGAATTAAGTTTTCAGTGCCCGGGGGCGGCGGCGCGGGTTGGGACCGCGCTGCCGCTTTGAGGGGGATGGGGGGCGATCAGAAGGTGCCGCCGTCGATCTCGGTCTCGAGCGCGTCGAGGCGTGAGTCGAGCGAGGCTTCGGCTGCCGTGGCGCGGCTGATCTCGCTGTTGAGCGAGTTGGTCACTGCGGTCACTGCTGCGGCACGATCCGTGATCTCGGTGGCGAGGTTAGCGGCGATGACGCCTTCAGCGGCGGTCGCACGCGAGATTTCGCTCGAGAGGTTCGAGGTCAATGTGGAATCAGCACTGGTGCGAGCGGAGGTCTCTGTGGAGAGATTGCCTGCAACGGTGTTGATATTGCCCTGGAGGGTGGTGTCGGCTGCGGCGCGATCAAGAAGCTCTTGAGCGAGACCGGCGGCGATGACGCCTTCGGCGGCTGTCGCACGGTTCACCTCTGAGGTGAGGGCCGAGGAGGCGCTGTTGGCAAGGCTGGTGATGGCACCATTCAGCGTGCTGTCTGCCGATTGGAAGGCCGAGACAACTTCCGTGAGGGAGTCGAGGGCTGCGCCGTCAACATTGCTGAGGACATTGTCGATGCGGGTGCCGAGGGCGGCTTCCGCTGCGGTGGCGCGGGAGGTTTCCGAGCTGATGCTGCTGTTCAGCGTGGAGACTTCCGAGGAGAGGTCGCTTTTTTTGGCGTATTCGCCATGACCTGCCAGCGTGATAATTCCGGAATCGAGTCCCAGATAGAGGCGGTCATCTACTTTGTTATAGGCCAACTCACCTACAGCAAGACTGGAGGGAGCGCCTGAGGCACCGGTGAGGCGGCGTTTGATGCGGAGTGTATTGGGCATGATGTTTTGGGGGGTGTTTGGGTTTACTGCGGGTTAGTCCTAAAACTCACCGCCGTCTGTTGAGGCGGAGATGGGTTCGTAGGAAAGGGTGTCTGGGTCCCAGCGGTGGGGGATGTTGGAATCGGCTGGGAAGTAAATGCGGGCGACGGTGCCGGGGATGGGGAAGTCGGCGACGCTGGGGAATGCCTGCACATCGTCGAAGTCGCCGGGGATGACGGCTCCGGCGATCTGGCCGCTGGAGTCGAGCTGCGCGACCTGGGCGGTGGTGCTGATGAGGCTGCCGGTGAGGGGGTCGAAGGCGATTTGGGACATTACGCGAAGGGGGGAAATTGAATGAAGGAGCGGCGGATGGCGGCGTTGTCGGTAGTGGGGGGATTCGCGCCGAAATACTGGAACCGGATGCGGGCGACGGCGGTGCCGCTGAGGCGGTATTCGGTGTAGTCGGTGTTGTTCGTGCTGCCGACGCGGGTGATTTCAAATTCGTCGTAGAGGGGGAGCGCGAAGCCGGTGGTGACGCGGAGAGCGCCGTCGGGAGTGGCTTGGACGGGCTGGACGATGCCTGCACTGGAGCGGGCGGCGATTTGGACGGTGGGGTTGCTCATGGGGTTACTTTTATTATCGGGTGGGGTGTCAAGTGGGGTTATTGGAACTGCGCGGAGTAGCGGCGGATCTCGCCTTTGCGGAGCCAGGCGTCGTCCATGGCGCGGAGGAGGATGCCTTCGGCGCGGGTGGTGAGGTAGGCGGCTTTGGTTTCTTGGCCGGTCTGCTCGAGGAGGATGGCGGCGAGGGCGGAGGTTTTTATGTAGTCGCCGAGGAAGAAGGGGATGGATTGGCGAATCCAGAAGGCTGGGGCGGTGGGGGAGTTGCCGGTGGTGGCTTGGGCGGCGCGGTAGCAGTCGCCGGTGGGGGGGTGGTAAACGAGTTCGCCGGTGGCGTAGGTGGCGGAGGAGTCGTAGGTGGCGATGGTGAATTCGGGGGCGGGCTGGGCGAAGCGGACCCAGACATTGCCGCCGTGGTAGCCGGTATCGGTGATGATGAGGCGGTCGGCGGTGGTGCTGAATTTGAGGGATTGGGCGGCGGTGGTGTCGGGGTTGGAGGCGTAGACGGCTTCGACGGTGCCGATGGGGTGGGTGCCGGGGCTGTAGAGGAGGATGTAGGGGAGTTCGGCGGGGGCGTTTTGGGAATCCTCGATGTAGGTGGCGGTGAGGCGGTCGTCCCACCGGACATTGAGGGCGGTGTCGATATTGAGGGCGGCACCGGCGGCGTTGGTGGTGATGCGTTTGATGCGCCAGATGGGTTGGTCGAAGGGGGTGCCTTCGATGGCGCGGCCGATGTAGGAGATGGTGCCGGAGTAGTCGGACTCGTAGGTGTAGCCGCCTTCGACGAAGCCGGAGCCGAGGACGATGCGTTCCTCGGTGTGGTGGAGCTCGGGCCAGTCGAAGAAGTTCCAGGCTTCGTGGATGGCTTCCTGCACATAGTCCATGACCAGCGCCCCGCGATGCGCGTTCTCGGGCAGGGTGGGATCAATCCCGGCCCTGGCCGTGACGGCATCGAGGAGTTGCTGGAGGCGGACGGTTTTCAAGGGTTAGGCTCCGCGCTGCGTGTTGGCTTTATCGAGGGCGCTGGCGATGGGGCTGGAAGCGGCGCGCTGCATGGGAGTGCTCGGGAAGAGGTCGCGGCGCGTGCCTTGGAGGCGGGTCTGGCCTTGTTTGAGTTCGATGATGTCGATCTCCTTTTGGAGCGCATCGACGGCCATGCCGTCCATGTAGGCGGCTTTATCAAACTGACCGTCTTCGCGGAGGGCGTCGGCGGCGGTGGCGAATTTGACATACTCGCTGAGGACGCGGGGGAACGGCTCGGCGTTGCTGGAGGTGTTGAAGAGGGTCGGGCGGATGGTGAATTCGGCAAAGACCTCGTTGGGCGTGGCATTTGTGAACTGTGTGGGGCCGATGATCGCGCCGGAGTCCGTGACCCAGAAATTGACGCGCTCGGCGTAGCGGACGACGCGGGGGTCTTGGCGGTAGATGTGCAGGATTTCGCCGATGGGTGTGGCGGCGGTGGTGCTGGAGGCGGCGGTGAAGGTTTGGTCGAAGTCGATGGACCGGACGAAATCGGTGAGGTTGGCGGCGGAGGTCCAGGTGGCGGTGACGGTGGGGAGGGTGCCGACTGCTCCTGCGTCGGTCTTGCGGTAGTATTGGCCGAGGTAGAAAACTTCGTCGCCGGTGGCGTAGTCGGCTGCGTTATCGTAGGTGGGGCGGAACTGGCGCTTCTCGATGGCGGAGAGCTCGGGCCATTTGTAGGCTTCCCAGGCGAAACGGGTGCGAGTGTTGATGTATTCGGTGAGGGCGCTCGCGGTGGAGGGCTGGATGGTCTGGGTGGGGTCCATCCCAATGCGAGCGATGGCTCCGTCGAGGACGGACTGGAAAGTGACGGCTCTCATAATGGGTTATTGGGGGGTGGGTTGTTGTTGCTGGGCGAGTTTCTGGAGGGCGGGCTGTGCGCCGACGCGGCCGATCTGGGCGTTTTGTTGTTGCTGGAGGGCGAACTGGAACGCCTGCATGCGGGCGTCGAGCATGGCTTTGAAGATTTCGTCTTGCTGGTAGCGTTGTTGCAGGGCGGGGTTGGCCTGGACGATGCCTTGGAGGGTTTGGAGGCGGAGCTGGGCGTTTTGGCCGGATTCTTTGAGGGGGGGCTCGGTGCCGGCGGCGATTTTTGTGAACTGGACCTGCTCGTCGTCGATTTCCTGCTGGGCGGCGGCATCGACATCTTTGATGAGGAATTCGGCCATGTTGGGGTCGATGGCGGAGAAAAGGAATCGGACGAGGCCGACGCGGTCTACGACGCCCATGACATCGAGGGGGAGGAGTTCTATGAGGCCCTTGATTTTGACTTCGAGGGCTGCGGAATCGAAGGTGCGGGCGTCGAAATCAAGGCGTAGATCAAACTTGCCTTGAATTTCCTGCCGGGAGGCGCGGAAGGGCATGGGCATGCCGCCGCTGACTCTCACGAATTGAATGTCGTCGAGGTATTGCTGCGAAAGTTGGAAGGTTTGCCCGAGGATAAGGGAGAGGTCGGCGAGCCAGGTATCCACGAGGTCTTGCTGGGCGAGGAGCGAACGCTGCTGGGCGAGGTCTACCCGGGGGATGCCGAAATACTCGTCAACATCGCGGCGGGTGGCGGCTTCGATCTCGATGGTGGCGTTGTCTTGGACTGGCGGGGCCATCCAACTGAATTCGTTGGGCCTGCGCTCGGGGAGTTGCTTGGCGGGGCCGAGGACGATGTCCAATTTTCCGCGATTCGCGGGCACTTTGAGGGGAGGAAGGATCGTCAAGGACGCCCGATCACTGCGGAAGTCGCGCTGGGTTTTGATTTCCTGCTGGTGGGTGCTCAGAAGCTCGGGGACGCCGCGGGATTCGATGAGGGGGCGGCTGGTGCGCTCGAGGGGGAGCTCGACAAAGGGATACATGCCGTGCTCGTAGTTCATGGGTTCGGACTTGGCGGCGCGGTCCACGACGCTCGGCTGGATGTGGGTGCAGATGACCTCCATGGCGCCGATGTCTTCGTTCCATTTTTTCTGGTAGACGCGCCAGACTTCGATGAGGTCGCGGTCGTCGGAGAGCAGGATGGTATCGGTCATCCGGTGGAGGTTGCGGGCGTTCCGGCGGTAGACGCCTTTGTGCTTCACGGCTTCCTCGATCCACTTGGGGTCGTAGCCTTCGGTGACTTCGCGCTCGCGGAGTTCGTCCTCGCGGAGGAGTTCGCGGCAGGCGATGAAGGGGGCGCGTTGGAGGTCGTAAGTGCTCGGGGGGAAAACGATGTCCTCCCAAGGCTCGTAGGCTTGCCAGTCGGGGAGGTTTTCGAAGATGTAGGGGGAGTCGTAGGAGAATTCGCCAGTCTCGCGGAGCTTGCGGACATTGGCGACGGTGCCTTGCCCGGGGAGGAGCATGTCCATCTGACGGGCGACGGCTTCTTCTTGGGTGGGGTCGAGGATGGCCTCAATGATGAGGGCGATCTGGGGGTCGCCGGTCTCGGCGAAGGTTTGCTGGAGGGAGTCGAGGCGAAAGGTGAGGACTTCGTTGCGGGTGGTGCGGCGCCAGAAGACGCCCATCACGGCGAGGCCGTAGGTTTCGCGGATATTGGCGGCGAGTTCGATCTCGCGCTTGGTCATGGCGGCGCAGTGGGAGTTGAGGAGCCACTTGATGACGGTCTCGACCTTGCGGCCGGCCTGCATGTCGGTGGTCTCGGTGGGGACGATGGACATGCGGCTTTTGGCGTAGGCCGACTTGAGCATGCGGACCCGCTCGTTGATGACCATGTCGCTCAAGCGTATGCGACTATCTGTCGCCCCATCCCACGGGAATGCGGGCTTGCCGAGGTTGGCGGAGTATTTGCGGCCGGAGTCGTCCTGGCCGGCCCAGAGGCAGTAGCGGAGGTTGTAGTTGAGGTTTTTCCGGGTCCAGTAGTTGGCGGCGTCGGTCTCGGCCTGTTCGACAAGGCCGATGAGTTCGGAAATGGTCTCGTCAGTTTGCATTGGCGAGGCCGGGGTTCACGACGGTAGTGGTGGATGTGGACTGGACGCGAACATGGGGGTTCGCTTTGGCGAATTCCTCGCGGAAGGCCTTGTCCTTCCAGCAGCCGGGGAGTTCGCGGTCCCAATACATGTAGGAGTCAAAATCGATGGACATGGTGTGCTGCCCGAGCCCTTCGACACTGCGGCGGGCCTCGGCGAGGCGGTCGCTGGCGGCTTTGATGCGGCGCTGGCGCATCTCGGAGGTGACCATCTTGGCGTGCCAGCCGACACGGAGTTCCTCTGTGACGAGGGGGGCGAGATCGCCGAGGTCGGATTCGAGTTCTGAGGCGTCCAAGGTGGTGGTGGTTTTTTAGACTGGAAATTGGCCCGCATTTGGGAGGAGCGCCGGAGTTCCGGGGAGTGTGGCGCTCCTCCCTTGCCTTGCGGGGGGAGGCTTTATCAGGCAGTAGGTGCGAACTTGCCGAGAGCCAGGGGGCTCTTGACACAGAGGGCGCAGATCGCGTCCACGATGCCGCGGGGACCACCGCCGCGGTCTTCCAGTTCTTGGAAGCGGGGCTTGCGGTTGTAGCGGAGTTCGACCATGTCCATGTCGAGGACATAGCCACGGCCGTTCTGCACGGCGGCTGCGTTAGTGGTCGCGTCAGCGGCGAGGAACAGCGATGGGATTAATTCGAGAGTGCCGAAATCACCTTCAAAAATATCCACAGATGACACTAACTTATTTTCGTCCTTCTGGTTAAGCACACGGATTGCCGAGGCAACATTGGTGCTGGCAAACTGCGTTCTCGTGAAGGATGTGAATTGGCGCTTGAGCGTCGGGCCGCAGACGAGGCTGTAGGTCGAAACCTTGCCGGTCTGGGAGTAGATGCTCTGGAGCATGTCCTGGATGTTGTTCTCGGTGAGCGATGCGGTTGCTGTCGCGTTGATCGAGCCGGTGGGCGTGCGGTAGTTGGCGTTGACGGGGAGGTCGGATTGCGCTCCGTTTTGGATCCAACGGCCGAGACCGCGGGTCAGGTAGGCATTGGAGCCGGACTGCTCGCGGGACTCTTGGTCCGAGCAGAAGGTGGCTTCCATGTCGCGCTTGAGCATTTCAAGGGATTTCGTGACGGCGCGGGCCATTTCGCGGCGTTTTCCTACGCCTGCAACCTCGGAGACATGCTGGGCGAGATCGTCTACTGACGGAACGCGCCTAAACTTCTGGATACGAGCGTTTAGAAGCACGCGAGCGGCTGCTTGGTCTTCAAAGTCGGAGTTTGTGACATCCGAGGTGGAAAGGACGCCAGCGAGCGTAGGGTTGCCGAAGGAATCAGCTTGCCATTGTGTTAGCGGATTAATGGGCTCGGACCCTTTACGGGCCATCGAAACTACGGGGCAGGTTTTGGCGTCAACGACCGCGATGAGGTCGCTGAGGTCCTGGCGGATGCCAGTTTGGGAGGTGATGAGTGTAGCGGGCATGTTCTTGGTGGGGGGGTGGTGACTACAGGGCTCCTTCTAAGAAGGCGGCGATGTCGTCGGTTTTTAGATTTGCTCCACGCTCGAAAATCGATTTCGAGGCGGCGCGGGTTTGGATGTCGCGGGCAGGAACTTTCGAACCTTTGGCGGCAGACGGGACGGATGGGGTTGATTTCTCGGGTTTGGCGACGGGTTTTTCGGATTTCTTGGCGGCTTCAAGGCGGGCGAAGCGCATTTGCTGGCCGGCGATAGCGTCGCCGATGACGAGTTCGAGGTTGGGCATCCCGCGAAGGGCCGGGAAGGATTTGAGGGTCTCGCGGAGGATTTGCTGCTCCTGGCTGCCGGCTTGGAAAAGCTGCGGGTAGGCGGCTTTGGCCTCTGGCAGGACGGTCTGGCGCTGGGCGATCCACTGCTGGCGCTTGGGAGCGTGCTCGGTGAGGACTTCGTCGGCGTTTGCCAGGTATTGGCGCACCTGGGCGGGCTCGTAGTAGACTTCTTCGCCTTTGGCGTTGGTCACGGTGCCGCCTTCGAGGTGTTCGAGGGCCCATCGGCGGACTTTTTTGGCGGTGCTGATGCGTTCTTCGAGTTGCTCGGGGGATTCCACATCGGCGAGCGGGTCGGCCGGCGTGGGGGCGAGGGTGACGGGGGGCGTGGAGTCGAGCTTGGTGCGGAGGTCGGAAAGTTCGGCCTCGAGTTGCTCGGCTTTTTCCTCGGCTTCGCGGCGCTTGGCCGTGATTTTGTCGATGCGCTTGAGGAGTTTCTCCTGCGTGGCGCTCGGCGTTTCCTCTTTTTCGTCATCGGCGGCTTCGGATTCCTCGTCTTCGGACTTTTCGTCCTCGGACTCGGTCTCTTGGCCGTCGGTTTGTTCCTGAGAAGGATCGGTTTCCGCGGAGGATTCCGAATCTGCTGCGGTTTCGGGCTCGTTTTCGGGCTCGTCCGCGGCTTTTTCGGGTTTTTCCTGCGGTGTCTGCTCTACCGGCTCAAGGTCAAAGCCGATTTCGGCGGCGATGTCGCTGAGTGTGAGCGTGTCTGCTGTCTGTGGTTCTGGGGTTTGCGTCATGGTATCCACCAAGTGGGTCAGTGCGGGATTAAGGACCGGCACAGTGGGTCCTTGATTCCAAAGTGCCTGACGCAAACGGGGTTCGTCACGGGGGTGCCGACCAAATCAACCGAAATCAACCTAAACCAACCGAAATCAACCTAAAAAACCTGCTTTTCAGTGCATTAAAAAGCCCTGCATATTTCTTGATCCAAGAATATGCAGGGCGAAAAATAGTCCGATGGGGGCCAGGTCGCTCGGTTGCTGGATGCGCTTCCCCGGAAACCACCCGAAGGTGCCAGGTAAGGGTCTCGGCAACTCTTTCGAGCGCCTACACACCCGCCTCCAGCTACGACTTAGTGGCGCACCGCCCTCGCTGCCCCACCGGAAAGATCAGTATAGCATATCATGTCTTGCTCGCCTCTTCGATGGATTGGAGGAGGTCGGCGCGGAAGGCGGTGAGGGCGTCGAGGGCACCGGCGCAGTGGGCGAGGGTGCCGGGGTTTTGGGCGGTTTGGATCGCGCGGACGAGTTCGCCGGCATCGTCGATGTGGTCGTCGAGCCGCTGGAGGATGCCTTGGACGGCGAGGGGCTTGATCCCGGGCATGCAGAGGGCGGATTTGAGGTCGTCCTCGTCAAGGCGTTCGGGAGTCATGTAGCGTATGGTTTTTTTGATGGTGATCATGGGTTATTGGAGTTGGAATTCGCGGCGGATGACGGAGAGGCTGAAGGTGCGATGCATGCCTGGGAGCGCGGGAATCGGGCGCAGGAGGCCGGCATCGATGTAGGTTTTGTAGGTCTGCTCGGAGATGCCGAGGAGGTCCATGACATCGCGCTTGCGGAGGGCGTTAGTAGCAGCCGCCGCCGGTGACCTGGAGCTTGCCGGCGACATCGTCGACTCCGCTGGCGAGGAGGTAGCGGAGGCAGTCGATGGGGTCTTTGCTGGCGCCCTTGGGGCCGTCTTTGCCGGTCCATTCTTTGAGGGCCCAGATGGTATTGGTGCAGCGGGCGCTGATGTAGAGGTGCGGTGCGTTTTCATGGTCGATGGGTTTTTGGTCGTCGTAGTAGAGGTGGTCGTTGATAAAGGCGATGCCCTCGGCGATGTTCTCGGCGGGGCAGCTGCGGAAGGGCATGCCTTTTTCGGCAAGGTCTTCGAGGAGGGTGGTGGCGGTCTCGCGGGTGCCGACGACCACCGTGTTCCCGTAGCGGGAGTCGATCCAGCGTTCGAAGACTTCCACGCCGTCGAGGGCCTCGATGCGCTGGATTTCTTGAATGTAGGTCTCGAGCCCGAAACCCATGGGGGTCTGGCCTTCGCCGGGTTCGCCGTCGGATTTTTTGCCCGAGGAAATGGCCCAGACGCCGGGGTATCCGAAACCGGGGATGTATTCGTCCTCCTGCGGCCATTCGCGGTAAATCCACTTGCGGCCGGCGGCATCGACCTTTGCCCAGATCATAAACCAAGGCTTCGTGCCGGCGGGGTCGCAGAAGTGGTAGACGGTTCCCGTGGTGGGAACTTTATCGGGCGGGACGACATGCACGCCTTCGCGGAACCGCGGGAAACAGGTAGCCGTGGCTTTGACCGGGACGCCGTAGGCGCGGCAGAGGATTTTCTCGCGGGGCTGGCGGTCGAGTTCGACCTTCATGCGGTCGTAGCCGGCCCAAGGATTGAGCCGGGTGTGGAAATAGAAGATCGCGGCTCGGCGGGTGGTGCATTGCTGGGAGACGGGAACCATCTCAAAGCCGGTGCCGGATTTGTCGGGGAGGAGTTCGGCGGGGGCCTCCTCGAGGGTCTTGGCGCCTTGGAGGTATTGTTTGACCGTGGGGCTGTAGCCTTCGACGGGTGTGAAGGTGACGACGAGGATGCCGTTGCGGTCGAGGAGGCGGAATCGGATGGTTTCAAGCCAGTCGAGGGGGACGAGCTCGTCGCACCAGGCGATGTCGATCTCGCCGCCCTCAATCGTGCTGATGTCTTGGGAGTAGTTGCGGAACCAGCACTGGCTTTTGTTCGGGAGGACGAAGGTGTTTTCGGAAAAACCGTTTTTCTGGGTGTAGCTGATGTTCGTGATGCGGTCGCGCTTGGCCGTGCGGAGGTCCTTCGGCATGAAATTCCACAGGATCGGCTGCTGCATGCTGACGGAGTTGTCGTTGGTCTGCTGGAAGCACCAGGCGCGGGCCTCGGGCTTGTCGATCAAGGTCCGCATGACGAGCTTGCCGGCCCATGTCGATTTGCCGGAGCGGTTGCCGCCGAGGACGAGGATGTCCTTGTATTTCCGCGCAAACTCCTCCGCCCGCGCCCAGTGGTCGGGCTCGAAACCGTAGGCGATGGGGTCGTCCTTCTCCAGGGCAATCCGTTGCTCGCGCTCGGCGAGGAGGCGCTTGGCGCCCTCAAAGTCGGCCTTGAACTGCTCGGGCGTGATGAAAGGCAGGAGCGGGTGGTAGCTTTGCGTCATTCGGGGTCTTTGGTGAAGGCGGATGTCTCGCGTAAAGTCTTGCGAAGGGCGCGGATGACAGACTGGGCTTCAAGGAGCTGGTCGTTGACGGCGGCGAGTTGCTTTTGAAGGTCGCGGTTTTCGGCAAGGAGGGTGTCGCGGGTGCGGAGCAGCCGAGCGAAATTGTCGTCACCGGCTTCGCAACGGGGGCAATCAGTCGTAGGCAAATTCCGGGCGTTGTTTAGGTCGCGCAGCGGGTTGTCTTCGATGGTGTTCATTTGCAGATTTTTTCGATAGCTTGTTTGATTTCGTGAAACATGAAGGACACAATCACCTTGTGTGCTTCTTTGCTGGGCAGTTGACGATTGACTGCCCGTTCCCAGTTCCACCGGTCCCGATAAGATTTGATGGTTTCCGGGTCGAAGGGGTCTGGAAGTCCGTGACTGGCAATGATGGAATCCAGTTCCTTTCTTGGCAGGATGTTGCCATTTTTGCGGGGCCGTGGTTTGGGCTTCATCGCACCGCCCCTCCCCCGCACAACGGACACACATCGAACCTCGGCGCCGCCGCCTCCCGCGCCGCGGCCACCACCGCCACAGCAAACACCAGCACCGCCAATCCCAAAACAATGTGCGCCGGTTTCACTCCTGCCCTCCTCGCAGCAGGGCGTTCGTCTTCGGCTTGGCGTCCACATACACGCCCTCCCCCACCCGCTCCACCATCAGCTTTTCGTTCGCACGGTAGAACCGGTTGTCCCGCACCTGGACCATCAGGGTCTCCCCCTCGCCCAGGTCCACGATCATCAACCGCGTGTTCCGCGGCTGCCTCACTCGCGCCACCCTCGCCGGCTTCGGCCATTCGGGCGCTGCTGACTCTTTCTTTTCTTGTTTGCTCTGTGGTTTTTTCATAAAAAATTTCCGACGGGGTGACCAGTGGGGGGAAAAATTGGAAACCCACAACGGCACCCCCCTCCCCCCCGGGGGTGGGTCATAACATGAGATAATCTACCAAATGAATAGTTGAGGCAAGGGGTGCTGTTGTTCATTTGCAGGGGTTTACGCAATTACTCATTATCAGTCTCAACATCAGGGTCGCCCTCTTGAGAATCGGGGGCATTTTTTAGGGGGAGCGGAGCAGGTTTTGACTCGGGCGTTTGGGGCGGTGGACTATTCTCCACGGCCGTAAACTCGCCCTCGATGACTGGCATCTTCGGGATGCTGTTGATGAGTTCCTCGTAGGACATGGCCTCGATCTTGGCCTTGATGTTGATGGCGATCTGGGCTGGGCCTTCGGAGTCCTTGACCTTGTCGTGGGCGATGCCGGCGGCGAGGATGCGGTCGGAGGGGCGGAGCTTTCGGAGGGCCTCGGGGTCTTGGAATGTGTCGATGACGCTATCCTGGGCGAGACGGCGGATGGTGCGCCACTTGTCCACGCTGACCTCTTTGTCCTTGTCTTTCGTTTTGGGGTGGTTCGCGATGATGCG